GGCTGCTGAAGGTAAAATCGGCTTCATCGTCACCGCAACAAGATTTCGACCTTGTGCGGCTGTAGGAAGCACGAATGGCGACGCAGTTGTAATAATCTGCGCCGCAGTCGGCCTCGCAATGGTCCGATTGTAGGGTGGAACAGAGACATGGACTGGATCATCTCTGCTCAAGTAAAAGAGTTGCTTAGAACAGTTGTCGTCTGGATATACGGCCGTATAAAAAGCCTCATTACCAACAGCTGCACCTAGGTCAACTGATACCTCCACTAAATTTGTAGTGGAACCACCCGTTGCGGTTACAGGCCAGAATAGCCTCATACCGCCATTTGTGAACACATACATCATAGACAGATTTGTAATCAAATCCGGATTGTATACATTCGGAGTCAGGGTCCCACCTAAGCTTACGGTTTCTATAATTGGACAAACCGAATAAGGGACATGCACGTAAGCATTTCCGGCCACGCCAATACCAAATGTACCACTAGATGGCACACGTGTTTGCACACGCTTGACTAGCTGTCGAAAAGACTCAACCTTCTCACCGATCGCAACGGCGGAAGCCTCCAAATCTTCAGAGGAAGTACCCAACTCAACACAATCATGTTTCAAGTATCCTGCTTGATACACAATCGTAGCGCTCTCCGGACTAGGCTCAATATCTTCGAGCCGTCTCCATTCAGAGCACTGAGTAGCAAAAGGAACAAAAACGGCTTTATTGCTATTAGCCGGTAGCGCAAACTCCAAATCAGGCGCTCCTGCCACTTACACTAGTATTTGAACACTGCTTGATACAGACGAAGGCGCCACCAAAGCATCACCCACAATAACATAAAACAAACCAGCATAACTAGCAACACCAGTCGTCGTCGGTAGATATAAATCAGAAATCACCCAAGGCACACAAAACTCAACTTCCGACGTGTCACGAATATCTACAATCTCACGCATCAAATACGCACTCGTATCAATATTCGGAACAGCCGGCGTCGTGCTCAAGGTCAAAGGGGTGTAAGCAAAGATCAACCTACCAGAATGGAATTCCGTCTTCACAATCTTAAAACGGAATTTCATACCACCTCTCCACAAGCGAAAATGCTCCGCCACAAAGGATACGGGAGTTCGCAAAACCCCAGAAGTAAGCGTAGACACATAAGCTTTAGGATCGTGGGGCAAAGTGACTAAAACCGTCGCAGGATTATCAGCGGTAGACCACTGAATAGTCTGAGCATAAGCATACTGTTGCTTAATGAAATCGATGGACATCTCATCAACAGTACTACGGGACACACCACTATGAACCTTCACTTCATGATCAGTCTTTAAGGCTAAGGGCATAGCGGGAGTAAATCCATCAGACGTACCAGAAAACGGAAAGCCATAGGAAGCAACGCGATTAGGCGGAGCCAACATGGTAGGCTTACTAAAGCCAAAAGCAGCAGCCGCATTCCCGAGAATACCAGTCGCCCATGAAACCGTAGATAGAGTCGGCCCAATCATAGGCAAAACCCCTAAAACACTAGTGCCTTTAGAGATCGCACCAAGGACAGAACTAACCGGACCTTCCTTAGCGGCCTCCTGTTCCTTTCGAGCAACAGTAAGGCCTTTAACACGCTTCCCCATCTGCGGAACAACATTCCCAGTCAAATACACATTCTCAAGGCGTCCAAACAACATGTATGAACA